AAGCCTCCAACGCTGGTGCGCAGTTGGGATCGAATGGTTTGGTTGGTCAACTGGCTCGCCACACCGTTGATGCGGTAAACGCCAGACAAAGCGAAGGTATCGCCCCGTTTGAACGGGGGCGTTGTTTGTGCAGTCATCTCAATATCCTTGAACGTAGGCGTCCACCGTCCCAGCGGTTGCAGCGCCACTGGCGTTGAAACACTGGATCAGCGGACCCGTGATTGATTTGTCGACCACGCGGGCCGTGGTGGCAGAGCCACCGTCTGAATGCAAAGTGAGACTCACGATCACCACGCTTCGCCAGCCGGTGCCAATGGACAGGCGCGAACCGCCCGAGGCAATCACTACATCCGGCAGGCGAATCGTTTTATCGGGCACATCGATTTGCGCAACCACCGAACCAATCAGGCCCTGCAGATTGCTCTGGTCGACATCGATACGGAATTGGTAGGTCGTTCCTGCGTCAGCCCAAGCCCGACCAGGAAATGGCACATAGGCCACGTCCGAGGACTTCTTCCAAGTGATTTTCCAGGCATACCCACTGACGGTGGCCGCGATCGTCAGACTTCCACTCTCAGTAAATGTGACGCTGCCGGTCCAAAAAATGGCCTGGTACTGGGGCACCAGAAACACCGCCGTGGTGTTGGTCCACAACTGCGCCGTGTCGTTGCTCCACATGCGGGATGAATCGGGTGCTACCACCGGCGTCGTGTTGAGCGTGTAGCTAGCAAACACGTTCTCCACGGGCGCATCACCCAAGTTGCAGGCAATGGCTGTGACGTTCAGGCTTTCATTGCCGGTGGTGTCGACCGCTTTGATCAGAATCTGACCGGCTCCATAGGGAATTGTGACCAGATCCCAAGGCGAGACTGCCAGCAGGCCGGTGTGCAATTCCAGTGCATCGGACCAGGAACGACTGCCGCCCGGCTGCCAACGCACCCGGTAACCGGCAAGATCGATATCTGAGACCGGTCCCCAAGTCAGGCGCTCCCCGTCCAGGCGCAGCCATGGGACATCGGACGGTGGCGCTGTTTTGCCCACCACTTGCACTGTCCCCTGGCTCCATGCTCCGCGCACGCCGATCGAATTGATCGCCCGAATGCGCACGTTGTAACTGGCTCCGTCTTGCACCGGCGACACCCAAGCCACACCCAGTTCGGCAGCAACAATGTCCACCGGCGACCATCCCAGGTCGGTCGTAGCTTGGGTCTGTACTTCGACCTGCCCCTTCTGAGCGTAGACCTCGGTAGGTGCGGTCCAGCCCACGCGGATGCGCGAAATGACAGAGCCATCAGCCAGTCGCAGTAATTCAGATGTGCCGGAGGCCAGCGTGAGACCCGACACGGCAGGCACGCTGAACGGGTCTGGCAAATTGGACTGAGCGATGACGGCGGCAGGCAACAAGACCGCTTGCGTGTAAACACTGGCGCTGTATTCGCGGGCCACGACATAGACCTCGTCGTTGTCCTTGATCTCGATCTGCATGATCCGGAACAACTTGGCGGACCAACCCGGCGTTGAATGCGTGATCGGCACCACATCCCCCACCTCGCAGCGCAAGCCCTCCTGAAAAGCGGAGAACTTCACGACCAAACCGTAGCGGCTCTGGTTCAGGGTCAACTGACCGATGTTCTGCGCACGGTAACTGTTGGCAGTGAACGGCAGGTCGATCTTGGCTTCCAAAATCAGACCGTTGTCGGTGGCACGCAAAGCTGTGGACTCGACCATGGCCAGATCGGGCTGCCACTTCTTGGCTGGGTTGTAAAAGCCAGCGGTGACCCGGTTGTACTTGGCGCGTTTACCGGCTTGGCTGATGACCCAAGAGCCGGTGATGTTGCTCTCGGTAAACCCAAAACTTGAGGCCGTGGTGGCAACGTCAAGCACCAACCGGTACTTGCCGCCGCTAAACACCAGCATGCCCCGGCACGCGGTAAGCAATGCGCGCACGTTGTCATACGCCGTCTGGTTGGTGTCGATCGTTCCGTCGCAGGCGTAAGCCGCGTAGTTCACCTGGGCGAGCGTGTGCTGCCCAGAACCTGCTGAAGTCAGATCGATGGCCACACCTGCATAGGCATTGGCAAGCGTGGCGGCGAGTTGGTAGCTGGTGTCAGTTGCCTTGATCGCGTAATAAGTTGTCCCTGCCACCAACGGACTGGGCACGGTGGCGGTGCTGCTCACCTTGACACCATCGCCGGTGTCGATCGGAATCGGTTGGGAGAAAGTCAGCGCTTCGGTTGTGGTGCTGACCGTGAAAATGTCAGAAAAGCTGGGAGCCGTGATTCGCACATCGCAGGCGTTCGCAGCTGCTGCGATGCTCGTGTCATCGATCGCGCTGCTGGCGATGCCTCGCCCATAAATCGTGTTGATCAGGTAGTCCCGCAGGACGAGTGCTGGGTTGTTGGAATACCGGGTCTGACCGTCTCGTGGGTCGTACAAGGTTCTGCCGCGCACATCGGCTGTGATAGTGGGCAGGCCGGAGAATGCGTTGCGGTCGTATTTGAGCTTGACGTACAGGTAGGCGCAGTTGGAAAGTTTGCAGGCACTGGTCCACTTGGGCACATCGGCGGTGAGTGCTGCATCGGCTGCTTCACCAGGCGTTCCCAGATGCTTCGTGACCGTGAGCAGTCCGGTGAACTTGGCGTCCGTTGACAGCACGTCGTCCAAATACACGTTGTCGATCGCGGTCACTGGCCCTTCGGAGAGCACCAGCACCAGGTGCAGGTATTCGTTGCTGCTTCCGGAGACCTCAATGAACACCCGCGTGCCACCCACCCGGCGGCGACCGTAGATCACAGGGATGGGGTCGACATTGCTCTGGGAGTTGATCAGGATGCCTTGGGCCTGGGCCGAAGACAGCGCGGACTGTGCGCTTGAGGGCGAGTTCGAACCGATCAGTGACTGCACAGCCAGGTTGGCAACACCTCCAGCCACAAGGCCAGTCGCACCACCAATAAAGCTGGCGGTGGCAAGCGACGCGCCAAGAACGTCAGCCGCTACAGCCGTGATGCCCGACTCAATGACCATGCCAAGTACTGCATCGGCCACCACGATACCCACGGCCTCGGACACCACCGATCCAACGATGGCTCCAATGACGATGCCTGCCATTACGCGACTTCCCTGTCCTGAACTACCTTGGCGAAAATGCGCTCGACGTCCTGGTAGCCCAGGTGTCCGAGTAGGCGACCGAAGTCTTTGGTCTGTTTGACGTGGTAATAAATCTTTTGCACGCCCTGAGCTTTAAGACCCATCTCGGCAAAGCGCAGCAGCTTCAGAACGACACGCCCAGCACGTACCTCGGGTACGGCATAAACAGCGCTGTTGGCGGCGACCAGCGCATCCTGGTAGTGGATGTGGGTCTGCACGATGAATGCGGCGTAGCCCACGATCACGCCATCACGTTTGGCGATGAAGGTGGCGAGTTTCCCGGCGGCATCGAGTTCGCCGTACCGAGCCCAGTCGATGTTCAGGCGTTCGAGATCCTTTTGGCCGACTTCTTCGTACTCACGTTCGGCCAGGGCTTGCAGTTCTTGGGTCGCCGTCGCAATCGGAATACGCGCATATGTGTAGAAAGATCGTCCGCTCTTCACAAGGATCCCCACTTGATTTCCCGGTTGATGTTGGTCACGAACTGAAACCCCCGGTCCCCCGGAAACCAAATCTGCTCTTCCGGGTCATTGGTGTGCCTGCCCGGCGTGCGTTGGAAATCCACCCATTGCGAGCTGGCAGTGACTGCGATCGTGCAGGTTCCGTTGTTGGGGTCGTCGGAGATTTCCATGCTGTCAATCCGACCATCGAACACCAGCAAGGGGTTGCTGATGATGGCCAGGCGGTAATCCAGGAAGCCCTTGTAGATGGCGATGCGCCGGTCGATATAGGGCTTGGACAGCGCAATCGAAATCCAGGTCTGGTCCACTGCCGAGACTTGCACCGTGACATTTGGAATGCTCATGTCACTAGTCTCTGACAGGCCGGAGAACCCGAGAAAGTGACCGTTGGCCGTATAGGTGTTGGTGCTCCACAGCACGTTGATCCAGGCGTCCGTCATGCGGATAGTGCCGTCGTCGAACCAGGTCTCAACCAAGTAGACGGGCTGATTGCTGGACTTCAGGATCTCGGCGATGAATTCTGAACTTGCGCCGCGATCCATTAAAAGGCCTCCACCAACTGCAAGCTGAAGTTGTAAATCGACCCGGGGGCCACAGCCGACTCCATCGTGTCCGTGCCCAAAGCCAACGTGAACCGCACATTGCGCACAGTGATCACTGCGCCGTCGGCAGGCACTGCCATCAAGGCGGGCTCAATCGCCACGGTAGCCAGGCCAAAGGCATCTGCGTTCACATCAGCGGTGACCATGTAGACCTTGGTCTGGCCAGTAACGCCAATGAAGTCACCCGCTTTGAGTGCGCCGGAAAGTCCTGCCGTCCAGCCGCGCGTGGAAATGCTTCTGCCTTGCTGGCTGGCCCCGTTGATCTGCGGTGTGCCGGTGGCCACGCCTTGAGGCAACTTGTGCGCAGGGAGCACAGCGGTGAAGTTGTCCCACTGGCCGCGCTGGGAGACAACAAAGGCCTGAATCGGTGCGAATTGCGCTCGGGTCAAACCCACCCAATCAGCAGTGATCACCCAGCGCTGAGCGCCGTTGGTACGAACACTGCGGCGCAGGTTGTGCGATATCGACACGCGCGTGGGCTGATAGGACTGAATCTTGATGGCGCTTGGCGCGGGTGTTAATGGGAACGTGCCGCTCATGACTTATCCCGTGATCCCTTGGCACTCATGCCGTTATCCCAAATCGTCCACGCATGTTGAGCGCCTGGTTCACGATGCCCACCACTACCGCCTTGTTTTGCACCATGGCAGACTGGAAGCTGCGCGCATCCATCGCCCGAACCGAGAAGTTGATGTTGATTGGCGCTTGGGCTGTGGCCGTGCTGCTGTCGCTGCTGCCGGGCGAAGATGTTGTGCCAAGTGACTTCCCGTTGGGGACGATCGTTCCTGCGCCATTGGGCACAAACCATTCCGGACCTTGCTCCCCCACGATGTAGGGCTGGCCACCGGCCACTGGACCGCCATCGGCCTTGAACAAACCCGACAGGAAGTTTCCCGCACTGCTGAACATCCCTGAGAGCGACATGCCGCTGGTCGCTTGCGTCAGTGGTTTCATGATGCTGTTTTGAATCTGGATGCGAATCAGGTCCGCGATGATGGAATTGGCCAGGCTCTTGAAGTCGAGCTTGCCGGTCTGCACAAAGCTCACCAGAGCGTCCTCCATGCCCTTGAACGCATTGGTAAAGAGCCGCTCGGACTGGGCTGCAGCGTTGGATACGGTGTCAATGTAGTTGTTCAGCGCCTTGGTAACGCCCATCTCCCACGAGCGCTCAGCATCCCACCGGGCTTCAATCGCTTTGATCATGACCGCCGTGGATTTGACGGCCTCATCGCGCAGGCGCTGCTGGGTATCTGCCGTCAGTTTGGTGCCGCTTTGCTCGGCATCCCAGATCTGCTGCTCGACCGCGAGGAAGTTCTTGCGCTTAACGTTGGCAATCTCCTGCGCCTGAGCGTTCAAGCCAATCAGCTTGGTCTGGAAGATGTACTGATCGTTGGCCTGCTCCAAG